ACTCAGCTCAAGTAGAAGACCTTGGAGGTCCTACACCCCAAAATTACAAACCAGATGATGATTCTGCCAAGTTAAAAGAACCTGGTTCAACTTTAAAACAAGTTGCTGATGTCATCACTAAAAATGCTGCAAAAGCAGATGCAATGCCAACTGGTAATGCAACACCTGGTACACTATCTCAAGGAGATGAAGTGGAAATAGAAGACTCACAAGAAGTAGTTTCTGAAGATCAATCAGAAGAAGCCACAGAAGAGGCAATTGTTGATGAGAGTATTAACATTGAAGATGATGTTAATGCACTATTAGGTGGAGAAGAATTATCTGAAGAATTTAAAGAGAGAGCAAAGACAATCTTTGAAGCTGCTCTTAATTCTAAAATCAAAGAAATTCAAGACACACTAGAAATCCAGTATGAGCAAAAACTCAATGAAGAGAAGGAAGAATTAAAAGTCTCTCTACAAGAGAGAGTTGATTCCTATCTTGAGTATGTTGCTGAAGAATGGATGACAGAAAACCAACTAGCTATTGAGCACGGTCTTAAGACTGAAATGACTGAATCATTCCTTTCTGGAATGAAAGGTCTATTTGAAGAACATTATGTAACAATCCCTGAAGACAAATATGATGTGCTTGAAAGCATGGTAGAAAAACTAGATGACATGGAAACCAAGCTCAATGAGCAAATAGACAAGAATATTGGTTTAAACAAGAGACTTGGAGAGTCTGTTGCTACTGGTATACTTGAGTCTGTTTCTGATGGCCTTGCTGCTACTCAGAAAGAGAAGCTCGCTTCACTTGCTGAAAGTGTAGAGTTTGAAAGTGAAGAAAAATATCGTGAGAAGTTAGAAGTTCTCAAAGAATCATACTTTGCAAGAACAACTAATGAGTCTGCTAAAGAAATCTCTAAAGCACAAACCCTTTCTGAGGGTGTAGATAGCACACCAGCTCCTGTTTCAACAGGAATGGATGCTTACTTAAATGCTTTAGGTGCATTTAAACCAAAAAAGTAGATCTGAATTAATTATTAATCAAACGTAAATTTCACACAATTAGGTAAATCGCAATGTTCCAATCAGAACAATTGCAAGAAAAGTGGGCACCACTCTTAGACTATGAAGGTCTTGATCCAATCAAAGACAGTCACAGAAGAGCAGTAACCTCTGTCTTGCTAGAAAACCAAGAAAAATTTTTAAAAGAAGAACAAGCATTTTCATCAGGTATAAACTTGATGGAAGCACCAACAAACTCTGCTAACTCAGCAGGTGCACAAGGTGGATTTGGTGCAGATTCAACTGCAGCTGGTCCTACAGCAGGTTTTGATCCAGTTCTAATTTCTTTAATTAGAAGGGCAATGCCTAACTTAGTTGCTTATGATCTTGCTGGTGTTCAGCCAATGTCTGGACCAACAGGTTTGATCTTTGCAATGAGATCCAGATTCACTAACCAGAGTGGAACTGAAGCACTATTCAATGAAGCAGATACTTCATTCTCTGGTACAGATGCTGGTGATGATAACACACTAACAAACCCATTCTCAGATATCAATGTTGGTTTGGGTACAATCACACAAGCAGGTACAAACCCAGCAGCACTTAACCCAGTTGGTACTGCATCAACAAACGAAGCAGGATACACAGTTGGTCAAGGTATGGCAACTGGTGATGCTGAATCACTTGATGGTACAGGTAATGATGCCTTCAACCAGATGGCATTCAGTATTGAGAAAGTTACTGTTACTGCTAAGTCAAGAGCACTAAAGGCAGAGTACAGTTTAGAACTAGCTCAAGACCTTAAGGCAATTCATGGATTGAATGCAGAAGCTGAATTAGCAAACATTCTTTCTACTGAAATCCTTGCTGAAATCAACAGAGAAGTCATCAGAACAATCTATATGACTGCTGAACAGGGTGCTGTTTCAAACACATCTACTGCAGGTAATTTTGATTTAGACATTGACTCAAATGGAAGATGGTCTGTTGAGAAGTTCAAAGGACTTCTATTCCAGATTGAAAGGGATGCAAATGCTATTGCACAGAGAACACGTCGCGGAAAAGGTAACATGATCCTTTGTTCTGCTGATGTTGCTTCTGCATTAACAATGGCTGGTATCTTAGACTACACTCCAGCATTAAATACAAACTTAAATGTTGATGACACTGGTAACACATTTGCTGGTACAATCAATGGTAAGTTCAGAGTGTACATTGACCCATATTCTGCTAACCTATCTGCTGCTAACGCACAGACTACATCAGGTAATCAGTATTATGTTGTAGGTTACAAAGGTACATCACCATATGATGCAGGATTATTCTACTGCCCATATGTACCTCTACAAATGGTAAGAGCAGTTGGACCAGATAGTTTCCAACCAAAAATTGGATTCAAGACCAGATATGGTATTGTTTCTAACCCATTTGCTGAAGGAACTACTCAAGGTCTAGGTAGACTGCGCATCAACTCTAATAGATACTACAGAAGAGTTGCTGTTAAGAACTTAATGTAAATTAATATTTACATACTTACAAAGAGATCTCTTCTTAGAGGTCTCTTTTTTTATTCCTAAAAATAATGATATTAGATTTAATTCCAGAAGATAATCAAATACTACATCAGAAAGTTAAAAAATGTAGTTATAATCTGGATCGCAAAAAATTATCTAAGACATTGGTTGAAAATATGATACATCATGAGGGTTTAGGATTATCTGCTAATCAGATTGGTATATCTGAGAGAGCATTTGCTATGATAAGAAATGTAGAATATAATGAGATTATGGTTTGTTTCAATCCTAAGATTGTAAAAACATCTACTAAGAAATCAGTGATGGAAGAGGGATGCTTATCTTATCCAGAATTGTTTTTAGATGTGGTGCGTCCAAGTGAAATTGTAGTTAAATATGAGGATGAGGATAAGAAAATACATAAATTAAATTTAGTAGGGTTATCTGCAAGAGTATTTCTACATGAGTATGATCATATGGAAGGTATTGTGTTCACTCAGAGAAACCTAAATAATTAAAAACTTATAAAAATGGTTTGGCATATTAAAAAAACAAGCATAATGACTTCAGCAGGTGTTGTTTATTACAAGGGTAATAACTGTTGGACTGAGGATTTTGAAAAACGCAACACATACACCTCTCAAGCAAAAGCAAAAGCAGAGGACTATATTTGGGAAGCTAAAACTGTTAAAGGTTGGGATGTAACTGCTGTCAATGAAGGATGATGAAAAGTTTTATTGATTTCTCAGAAAATTTAGAAGATAAAAAACAACAGTTGATGCAGAAACAAAAAGTGATGCAGCAAATGGAAAGAGAGAGGGCGTCTAGATCTAATCAAGAGTTTCAACAAGATAAAGAAGAAAAGCAATCTAGAATAGATCAAGAGAAAGAAGAAAAGAAAAGATTAGAACAACTGAAGAAAGAAATCAAGAATGAAATAAAACAAGAAATGGAAGTAGATGAAGAGTTTGGCAAGATGACAAAGAAACAATCTCAAGCATATACTGGAATGGATGATAAAGAACAGAAAGCATTATATAAAAAGATGAAGAAGGATGGAAATTTTGATGTTAAGAAAAATCTAGCTGGTGCAGCTTCTGATGATAAAGATCTTGGTGAAGAATTGAATAAAGATGATAAACCATTTATAAAAAAATTGGTTGGTAAACTAAGAGGTGGTTCTAAAACACATGCTAAACAAGCAGATGATTTAGAAAAAGCAATGAAAGAGGAGACCACTAAAGCAGATCTTTATAAAGCAATTAGTAAAGGCATGAGTATGATGTCTGGAACTAAAGCATTTAAATCTCATCAAGAAAAAATTCATAAGATGAGAAAAGATTTAAAAATGGATGAGGAATCAAATCCTCGTATTCCTAGAAAGAAAGGTCAACCTGCAGGTTCTAAAAAACATTCAGACTTATATACAGATGAAAATCCTAAAGGAACTATTCATGGACTTGGTTTCAAGGACGTTGCTACTGCTAAAGCATCTGTCTCAAAAATCAGGAATTCTTCTAGATCGCATGCTCATAAAATTCAAGCTGCTGTTGCTATGGAAC